TTATAATCAGAGTCTTGTAGTATAGCTTCACTAGGTCTTGATGTAAATCTAGCTGGGTAAATTATATGCTCAACACCAGCTGTATCTACCCACGATAATCTAACATAGCTTATATAGTCTTGTGGCATTGGAATACTTAAACTAGGTCCAACTTCTATTTCTTGTATTTTTTCTACTCTGCCAATATCGTAATTAAATTCTTGTATACATCTTTTAGCGTAAAATAATACTTCAGATCTTTTTGCGGTATTTATAAGTTTACCATCACCAACATAACCTACCATAAAGTTGTTTACTACATCTTTTAATGATATATATCGATAATCTCCTAAAACTTGAGTTAATAACTCAGCTATTATTATATCTGTAGCTAATAACTCACCAGCACTTGTTAAAGTTGTTGTTACATTACCAGCTGTAATTTTATTAAACTTTACTGTTTTACTATTTGCATCATAAATATAATTATCTCTTGGTTGTTCCTGACCGTTTAATGTTATTATAAAGTCAGCTTCGGTTGCTGGTGTATGAGTAAAATCTGCAGCAAAAGTAAAAAAAGATCTAGGTATACTATTGTTAGTAGCTCCTTCAGAACCTAACCATTGATGGCGTTCATTGTAATATTGAAATGCTGTTGTGCTTCCTAGTAGTCCCATGTTTTATAGTTTTTTAGCTACTGCGTTTGCTTGTATAGCTTGTCCTGAAAGACTTACTATTTCTCTGTCTTTCATACTTATACCAGCTAGCATTAGTATTGATGTTGTTAAAGCAGGTTCTTCTGAAGGATGTAATTCAAAATCAGTTGAACCCTGTGTTGTGTTAGCCATTGAGTTATTGTACACCGTGTCGTCATACGTGTTTGTTCCATAAGTTGCGTTTACCGTGTAACCAAACCTTGGATCACTAGGTACTTTAATGTAATCAATTACAGCTGTACCTATTGAGCTTGGATTTACTTGTATTGATGTTGCTCCAGCAAGAGTTGTTGTTTTGTAATATATTGGATAATCAGTACTTGGAGCTGTTAGTGGAGATGACAATAAATAAGGTAGTTCATGCTTGTCAACTAGCTCGAAAGGTAATGTTCTAGTACCGTTTGTTAAATCTATTATTTTATATATATCAACTGGTAAAGTATATACGCCTGTTGGATTATTATTACTATCTACCGCAGATGTTAACGTTGATGTTTTATAAAATACGTCAATTTTTTCTTTTATTTTTGATGGAATATCAGCATATCCCATGTTTGTTCTCATAGCTGTATCTAAATTAGATACTGATGTGAAATCAGAAAAGGCAATATCTAACAATTGTAATTGAGCGTTTGTTGCGTATTTGTTAAATTCATCTGGCGTAATAAAACCTCTTTGCTCTTTGTTTATTATTGATAATACTTTTTTGTATACTTTATTTACGTTTATTGCCATAATTTATATTTTTATAGTAGTGGTCACCCATAGAGATGACCACTCTATAAATGATTATTATTTTAATTGTTTTTCAACAGACTTGTATACTTCTACACCGTCATCTGTTTTAAACCATTGTGCTAGCGCTGAATATGGATTTTCATCAAAAGGCACATCTAGTAATTTTCTATTATTAGACACCCAAATAAATGATCTGTTGTCTTCTGATAGTTTTATTATGTTAGCTTCTACAGCTTTTATACCTTTATTTCTAATTTGTATATTCTCGTCGTTAGCAAGTTCTAAGAACAATTCAGGTTGTTGCTTAGCAAAGATATATAAATCTCTTTTAAGCTCCTTAGATTTCATCTCTGATACCTTATTACCAAGTTCTGTTCTTAACAACGCTTCAGCTTGCTCTACCTCCATGTTCATAGCAGCTTGCATTGCATCAATTTCTATTTCAAAAATATCTAAATCACTTTCAGCTTCTTTTTCAGCATCAACCTCATAGTATAATTTATTTACACCTGGGTGATATAGCGATAGTAATTTTTGTAATGTAACTTTATTTGCTGGTACACTTAGTATACCATCTCTAAAAATTATTTGACTTAATCTTTGAGGGCCTTTCATTTCGTCTACAAAAGGAGATTTTTGATTTTCACAATATTTCATCTCTCTTTCATACCCTAGCTCTTTGTCAAACCAAAATATGTTTTTAGCTTTCATTATTTTAACGACAGGTTTTCTTTTACCTAATAATCTGTAAATTCTGTCTTTTATTTCCCATCTAGTTTCTTTAACTACAACAGGTTCTTTTTTTGTTTTGTTTTTCATGATATAATATAATATAAGTTGTTAATAAAAATATAAGAGTAATAATTACCCCCGTAGTTTTTACGAGGGTAAATATTACAATAAATATTATCTGAATATACAGAAGTTGTTAGCAGCTTGTACTACTAAACATCTTTCTGATAGATAATGTACTTCCATCTTATCAATAGCAGAAGTAGCAGCTCCAACAGATCCTGTAATCCAAGATTTCATTTTTCTGTCATCAGCTTCGCTAGCTCTATATCTAACATGTAAGAATGGTCTGTTGATGTTTTTACCAAGTCCTTGGTCGTAAACTGTGCTTGTTCCAGCAGGAACTAATACACCTTCTACTTTACCAACAGTAGCACCTTCGTTGACTAATCCTCTTGAAGATTTGCTATTTAAGTATTTCCAGTCAGTTTTGTAGAAGTCATAAGAACCTCTTCTGAAACCATTGAAACCTAAATTTAACGCCATATCTTCTGAGTTATTAAATACACCGTAGTTAGTACCAGCTGAGTGATAGTTGTTAGCACCAGCTAACATATTATCAAAAGCTAAATTAGCAGATCTATCTAAGAAAAGCATGTTTTCTTCAATAGCACCTTGCTTATCTAATTCTTTTAATAATGTATCAAAATCAGCTAAGTCATCAGAAGCTCCATCAAACATACCAGCGTCAGAAACTAATCCTCTGTCTTCGATAGCTTGAAATAAACCTTCTGTACCTGTACCAGTTGCACCAGAGACAGATCCTGAAGTTGATTTAGAAACACCTTCAATAACGGACATTTCTAAGTAATCTTCAAATCTTTTTCTTGTGTCACCAGCAGCTTTTAAGTACCATAAGTAACCGTTTTGACCGTCTTCACCAGAGATTTCAACCCAACCAATTTGAGAAACATCAGATCCTGATACTTCATATTTATCTTTAATGATAATTGGTTTGTTGTTGAAAGATTTAAATTCTGGTTGTACAGCGTCAGTCATACCATTTGTACCTTTACCAAAATCAGAACCAGTAACAAAAAGCTTAATTACAGCTGTTGAAGCAGTTGCAATAGAAGCGTGATCGTCTAGGTTTTCATATTCGTAAGGTTTAAGTGTCGCAGTACCGTTAGCAGCAGCGTTACTTGAAGGAGCGCCAACAACTTGACATGGAAGAACCACTACGTCAGAACCAGTTGTTACCTGAGCTAAAACGTTTTGACCTTCTCTTAAGATGTGATCTATTGAAGCACCAGCTTGGTTATCAATATCCTTAAATGAACCAGCTGTAATAACGCCAGTTCCTGTGTTTACTGTAGCTTTATAAGCTATATGTAATCTACCTTGCTCTGACCAAACTACTTGATCAGCTTGCATAGGCATTTCAGCACCTACCATTCTTAAGAAGCTACCGATAGTTCTGTCTCCATATCTTTCGATTTCTGCTTCGTATAATTCTGGTAAATATTGCTGTGCCCAACCTTGTCCAGCTGTACTAGCTAAATCTAAATAAGATCCAGTAGTAACTTGCTTGATAGCGTTAGGGCTTACTAGACCGGATGTACCGATCGAAAAGTTTGCACTTGCCATATTTGTAAGTTTAAAATGTTAATTAATAATTTTTAAGTTTAAATTTAAGCTTAGAACTATCGTCACCGCTTACTAATCTTACATTGGATTTTTTATCAACGTTGCCAGTATCAGTCTTTCTATCCATATTTATATTTTTGGCTTTAGAAGTCATATCTTTGACAGCGTCTGCTTTTCCTTGTTCGTAAAAATGATTAGCGATAGCGTCAGCGTTTGATGCAGTGAAAATTGTTTTGTGATAACCCTTTGCGTCTTTAATTCTTTTATCTTCACCAATAAATGGTTTAAATAAATTATTAATCTCTGCTTGGTTTTCTTTTACACTTTGTACATCTTTAACGTTGTAACGATATTTTTTGTCCCCAACTTGAAAGTCAAAACCTTTGAAATTCTCATTAAAAACTTTATCAGTTTCGTTGTTAAAATGTCGCCTTATATTATCGGCTAGTTCGTTAGCTTGTCCTTGCTCTTTATTATAACGATTAAAAAAGTCTACAGCTTTTTGTTGCTCAGGAAGTAACTTTGAACCTAACTTAAGTTCATCGAAATATGTCTTCTTGTTTGTTTCTAAAGCTGTTCTAGCTTCTGCAACCGCTTCTTTATAAGCAAGCTTTTTACGTTTAACATCCCTTGGGTCATCTATACCTTCGTCAAAACTATAATTATCTTCTAAAAGAAAATCTATTTCTTCGTTTGTTAAATGTCCTTTGGTTTGTTGATAATAGTTTCTTAATAAGTCGCTATCATCTAGTTTAGAATAATCCGTATTGAGTTTAACGTAATCGTCAATCGTTCCACCAGTCTCATTCATAAACTTTACAAGTTTCTCAATGTTTTCTGGTAGTTCCATCTCTGGAGTTTTTTCTTTTGTTTCTTCTACAACAGGTTGTTCCTGTTTTTCAACAACAGGTTTTTCAACATCTGTTTCAGTAATTTCTTCAAGAGTTTGCGAGTCTACTTTTTCTTCTTTTTCGACTTGCTTTTCTTCTTCATTACTTTTTTCGTTAGTTTGCTTTTCTTTCCGTAAGGCATCGTTTTCAGTTTTATTGGTTGAACTTTGTTTTAAATCAACCTTGTAAGATCCATCTTCTTGCATAGCCGATGGTTTACTAGGTTTTTCTTGTGTTTCAGTTTCAGATACTTTCATATCTCCACCTTCACTTAATACTTCGGTGTTTTCCACCTCTTGTGTTTTGTTATCTTCCATAATATAATATAATTAAATAGTTAAAAATTATCTTGGCTCAAATTGTTCTAAACCAAACCCATCTAAATTATCAAATCCTTTTGATTCAAAATTTTCAGATGGTAAATCCTTTTTTCTTTGCTCGATCATTTTAGACTGTTGAGTAGCTTGTATTCTAGTACGCTCGTCTTTACGATCTTCTTTGCTACTCTCTTTATCTTTAATCACTTGTAATTCTTTATCTTTAATCTGCATGTTAAGATTAAACTCAAATTGCATTAATTCTTTTTTAATAGCAGCTTCTCTTTCAAGTTTAGCAATATCAAATTGCGTTTGAGCTTCTGCTATTTGAACTTTACTTTGAGCAAGACCTTGTTGTTTTTGCATATCAGCAGCAGCAGCAGCTTGAGCAGCTTCAGAGTTAGATTTAGTTTGAGCTTGTATATTCTGCATTTGCACTTGTCTATCTCTTTCAAGTTTTTTACGCCTACGTAGTTTTAACAATTGATTAGCAAGTTTTAAGTTTCTTATTTCACGTATATCAATAGCGTCATCTAATTGAATTAATTCTTTTTGCAACGCCATTTGTATATTGTTTTCAAGTATTTGTTTTTCTTCTTCATCTGGTGAAAGCTCAATAAATATACCAAAATCATGCAAATGAAGACCTTGAACTTCTTTTAATGTTGCTACGTTAAATCTACCTAATGAGTTTACAAATTGATTTTTAGTGTTAGAGTATTCTAATACATCAGATATTCTTAGGGATATACACTCAGCTGTTTTTAAAGTTAAATATAAACCACCTTGCATTATATGTCTAGTTGCTGTGTTACTGTTAGCGGCAGCTATTTTCTGTATACCAACTAAAGCGTTACTGTCTGGTGTGCTACCATCTCTAGCTTCATTTAATCCAGTTACGTCTCTTATCATTTGTAAATAATAATTATAACTATTTATTAAACTACTTAATTTTTGATTACCACTACTTGACTGTATTTCTTGTATTGGAGCTTTACCGTTATTAAAATCACCGTCTTGTGTCATTGATCTACCAATAACAGAACCGGTTTGGAAATACATATTTAGTGCTTCTTGCGGGTTATAATTAGTTCCATTTCCTAAATCTATTTCAGCTAAACCATCGGCATCCATATAAATACCATCTGGAACCATCCTACTAAGCACTTGTTGTATTTTTAAATGTGTAAGCTGAATCATATCAGCAAAACTCATCATACGACCAACTAATGACTCTGGTCTACCTTTATATATTCTTGGGGCTACTATTTGATACGACATATGACACTTAGTTATATCTGATTTAGGTCTAGTCATATTCTCAGACATGCCCCAGTCTAACAACTTGTCAAAACCTATAATTTTAGCGCCACAATATAAAACCTCAATAGCTCTATCAACTTTTTCAAACCTTGCTCTTGAGTCTTTTGGTGGATTAAATGTGTCATCTTTTTCTAAAGCTTTATCAGCTCCACTAGATGTTTGTTTTATTTTATATGTTTGATTTTTAAAGGTTTTATATTCAAAATTAAGTATATGCGCAAAACCAGGTTCTTTATGTATTTGACTCATAGTTTCACCACCTGTACTTTTGTCTTCTATTTCTTTTATATCCTCTTTTGTTAAACTTGGAAAACGTTTAGCTAATTCAGGTATAGATATTTTAGTTATTTCACCAACGTAATAAAGATCTTCAAAATAAGGTGAATCAGTGTATGAGTAAACTATTTCTACTGGATCAACATATTTTATTTTTATACCTTCAGCTGTATTAAATTCATTTTTAACACAAGATATACCTAAAACTGTAATATCGTAATCTAACCTTTTTTTAATTAAATCATAATCATTTAAATCAAAAACATTATTTAAAGCTTCTTCTTCAGCTATCTCAATGCTTTGCTTGTAATCTAACTGCATATGTAGTGATAACTCTTCGTCGTTTATAGGTAAATCATTGGGATTCATGTTGCTGTTAAATTGATTACCTAAACCACTATCTTGAACAAGACTATAAAAATTCTTGTTTCTCATATCTTTAGCAACGTTTTCAACGTATTTTGTTCTTTTTTCTTTAGAACTTGGAT